TATGATTGTTATATTAGAACTGAATCATATATAGGTAGTCATTATTGTTCTAATTTTGACGAAAGAATAAAAAAATGGTTACTTAAACCTGAATTATATCTTTACGATGATTCTTCTAACTATAATGAAGCATTAGAATTAAGTAATAAGTTAACTAAGAAAATATTTAAATCATTTCCTAAAGAAGGAATAAATTTAGAATGGGATAAATATAATTGGAAGAAGTACCCCTACGATAATCAATATACTCAGTTCCATGAAAGATGGCATGAAGACGGATATTAAAATAGGATTATCCGGTTCAAAAATTCTACTAACCGATAAAGGTACAATTAAAAAATATTTACCCGTTAATAATCCTAAAAGAAGTAAGTTTCAAATAATGAAGCAACAATCTTTTAATAATAATATATTTTTAGGAATTAGTGTACCTAAAATACTTGATATTCAAAAAAATTATTTTGAAATGGAAAATATTTTAGGGGAAAGCTATTCTGAATATTTTGATAAATGTAGTAAAAGTGATTTAGATAATTTTATTAATATAATTAAAAATTATTTCAAAGTAATAAAAACCGATAGTGTAAATTATAATCCTGATTTATTAAATAAATTATTAATTGAAAAAATAGATAATCTATATAAATTTTCTAAACATAAAAATTTTTTAAATTTTTTAAAAAAAGAAGTTGAATCTAATACATTTAGTAATATACCGAAATCTTACTGTCATGGAGATTTATCAATAACTAATATAATTTTTGTAGAAAATAAACTCTATTTTATAGATTTTATAGATTCTTTCGTAGATACTTTCTTAATAGATTTAGTTAAACTTAAACAAGACTTATTTTATAAATGGGCTTTAAAAATTCACTCAGATAATTTAAGATACAATCAAAGTTTTGATTATATATGGAAAAATATTTACGATGAATATAAAAATTACTTTGATAATGACTTTTGCAATATTTTAGACTGTATTAATTTACTAAGAATAGAACCTTATCTTAAAAAAGAAAAACAAAATTTAATTTTAAAAAATATATTAATTAAAACTAAATATTATGAAAAATTTAATCGTTCCTATAGCAGGTAAATCAACTAGATTTCCTAATACTAGACCTAAATGGATGTTAACTCATCCTAAAAGTGGTTTATTTATGGCATTAGAAAGTATAAAAGGAATAAATTTAGATTTTTTTAATAAAATATACTTTATAGCTTTAAAAGAGCATGAAACTGAATATAAATTTACTAAAGGGTTTGAATTAGAGTTAAGTAAACTTAATTTACTAGATAAAACTACTATAATATACTTAGATGAACCTACATCTTCTCAATCTGAAACAGTATTTGAAGGAATAACTCAAGAAAAAATAGAAGGATTCATAATGATAAAAGATTCAGATAATTATTTTAAATGCAATTTAGATTCTACTGAAAATCAAGTTTGTTATTTTGATTTAAATGATACTAGCAATATTAACCCTACTAATAAAAGCTACATTAGCATTAACTCAAAAAATATTATTACAAATATAGTAGAGAAAAAAATTATAAGCTCTACTTTTTCTATTGGTGGTTATTGTTTTAATTCTACTAGAGATTTTATATTAGCATTTAATAACCTTAAAGATTTTGCAAATGAATGTTATATTAGTAATATAATTTTTGATCTAATATTAAAACAGAAAGTATTCAAAGGTAAAAAATGCTCTGATTACTCAGATTGGGGTACGTTAGAGGATTGGAATAATTACAAAGCGCAATATAATACTTTATTTATAGATATAGATGGTACTTTAATTGAAAATACTTCTTACAAATTCCCTCCTTACACAGGTAATGGTAAACCATTAGTTAAAAATATTAAATGGCTAAGAAAATTATATAATGAAGATAAAACACAGATTGTTTTAACTACTAGTAGACCTCAAGAAAGTATGCAAGAAACTATAGTAGAATTATATGAAAAAGAAATCCCTTACGATAAATTAATTATGGGATTAAATCATTCTAAAAGAATTATTATAAATGATTATGCTAATTCAAATCCATACCCTTCTTGCGATTCTATAAATATAAAAAGAAATTCAGATAGTCTAAATACTTATAAAATTAATTAAAATAGTTGGACTTTAAATTATAAGTTCATATATTAGTACTATATATAAATTAATCGATTAAATTTTAATTATGGCAAAACAAAAATTAAAGAAAGAGGAACTACAGAAAATTGAGGACATTCAAGTAAGAATGCAAGCAGTTAGAGCTGAGTTTGGTTCTTTAGCATTAGCTGAAATCGATCTTAAGAATAGAAAAGTATCTGTTGAAAATTATTTAGCAGAAACTCAAGATCTTGAAAATAAGCTAGTTGCAGAATTAACTGAAAAATACGGTAGAGGAGCAATCGATTTACAAGCTAAGGAATTTATTCCAGAAGAAGTACCAGCTGCTTCTAAACCTGAAAAAGTTGTAGTTCCAACAGTAGAATAAGTTTATTTACTTTTACAGTATTTCAAGGGGAAGGTTTTACACCTTCCCTTCCTATTTATATACAGGTAACTACCTGCAATAAGCTAGGTTGGTTTACAAAATAAACTGATATTTATAAAAGACATTTAAATAAACTTCATTAAACATGGCAGAAACAATTATCTCTCCAGGTGTATTTACAAGAGAAAATGACATTTCATTTATTCAACCAGCCCCTGTTGTTGCAGGAGCAGCTATTATCGGACCTACATTTAAAGGTCCAGTTGAGTTACCAACATTAGTAACTTCATTCAATGATTACGTTAGAAAATTTGGAGGTTCATTCAATAGTGGATCATCTGCAGCAAATACAGGAGTTAAGGAGTATTTTACTTCCTTAGCAGTAAAAAATTATTTTTCACAAGGAGGAGGTTCAGTATTAGTTACAAGAGTAGTAGGTAATACTCATACTGCAGCTTCTAATACATTCTTTTCAGCATCACGAGTAGGAAACGGAGAAGTTCCATTTACTTTTGAAACTATAGGTAAGGGACAAATATATAATAATTATACTGGTTCAACAGCACCTACAGATTTTCAAAATTCTGATAGTTCATTAATATCAGGTTCACCAGATAATTTAAGATGGGAAATTTCAAATGTAAACGAAAGTTTAGGTACATTTACTTTTTCAATCAGACAAGGAGATGATAACTTAAAAAATAAAGTTGTATTAGAAACTTTTAACAATGTATCATTAGATCCTCTTAATCCTAATTATATAGAAAAAGCAATAGGTAACCAATCTTATTTCCTAGCTACTGATAGTGATAGTACGAAATATATTATGAGAAGTGGTTCTTATGCAAATAAATCTAATTATGTTAGAATCTCATCTGTAAATTACCAAACACCGAATTATTTACAAGCTGACGGCTTAACTACAGGTTCAACTGCTGCAGGTTTAGGATATGCAGGATTTTTACCACTACCTGCATCAGGAGGATTCCATGGTGCGACTGGTAATATTCATTCTGCAACTCCAGTAGGAGCTCAATATTTTGAAAGTGTAAATGATGTCAATACTCAAGGTTTAACAGGAACAAATTATACTAATGTTATATCTTTATTAGAAAATAAAGAAGAGTATCAATTTAACGTTATTTCTGCTCCAGGATTAGTATATGCAAATACTACTAATCAAAAAGCAGCTTTAGATAGTCTTATTTCTTTAGCTGAAACAAGAGGAGATTGTATAGCTATTGTAGATTTAGTAAACTACAATTCAACTATAGGTTCGGTAGTTACTCAAGCAGCAAGTATTAACAGTTCATATGCTGCAAGTTACTGGCCATGGGTACAAATGAACACAGACGCCGGTCTTCAATACGTACCAGCATCAGTAGTAATTCCAGGAGTATATGCATTTAATGATAATAGTGCAGCACCTTGGTTTGCACCAGCTGGTTTAGTTAGAGGAGGAATAACAGGAGTAATTCAAGCTGAAAAGAGATTAACAAGAACACAAAGAGATACTTTATATACTGATAAAGTTAACCCAATAGCTTCATTCCCAGGACAAGGTATTTCAGTATTTGGTCAGAAAACTTTACAAACTAAAGCATCTGCTTTAGATAGAGTAAATGTTAGAAGATTATTAATCGAGTTGAAGAAGTTTATCGGCGATCAAGCTAGAACTTTAGTATTCGAACAAAATACTATTACTACTCGTAACAGATTCTTAGCAACAGTAAATCCATTCTTAGAATCAGTAGTACAAAGACAAGGTCTTTTTGCATTCAGAGTAGTAATGGATGATTCAAACAATACAGCAGATGTTGTAGATAGAAATCAATTAATAGGTCAAATCTTTATTCAGCCAGCTAAAACTGCAGAATTTATAGTATTAGACTTTACTATTGAACCTACAGGAGCAACATTCGCTGGATAATTTAAAAATTAGATATTTATAATAAACAATAAATAAAATGGCAGTATTAGATCCAAACGAAATTATGTTTAGAGCCTTCGAACCGAAGGTACAGAATAGATTTATTATGTATATGGATAACATTCCATCATTCATGGTAAAAACAGTATCAGCTCCAGGATTCGAAGATGGAGAGGTAGTATTAGATCATATCAATTCTTATCGTAAGATTAGAGGAAAAAGAGTCTGGAATGATATGGATATGACTTTATACGATCCAATAACACCTTCAGGTGCTCAAGCAGTAATGGAGTGGGCAAGACTTTCTTACGAGTCAGTAACCGGTAGAGCAGGTTATTCTGATTTCTACAAAAAAGATTTAACTCTTAATGTATTAGGTCCTGTAGGAGACGTAGTTTCTGAATGGATTATCAAAGGAGCCTTCATAAAAACTATGGCACAAGGTGATT